AGTCCTTACATACCTGATTACGCTTTAGCTGTAGAATTATTAAGTCTTTTTGTTTTTGTTAGTTTAATATGGTTTGCTTTGCATGTGTTGGGGATCACTTGGGGGATTACGGTAGCGACAACACTAATGCTCATTACATCATTATTTGGTTATTATTTGATTCAAAAAGGATTACTAATAGATGTTTCCTGGACTTTAATCTCTGAATTTATTTCAGGATCAGTTGCTTTTTACTTGAGGTTTAGACAGCAATACAAACTTAGACAACAGATAAAAAAACAATTTGAACACTATCTTGATCCAAGGCAAGTTAAAAAATTACAGGATGATCCTAACTCTTTGGTATTAGGTGGAGAGAAAAGATACTGCACGTTTCTTTTTACTGATGTTCGTGGTTTTACTGCATTATCAGAAAAGTTAGAACCAGAACAAGTAACAGAAATTATGAACAAAGTCCTTACAATACAAGCAGATACCGTAAAATATTATGACGGTATGGTCGATAAGTATATAGGTGACGCTATGATGGCTATATTTAACGCTCCTATAGACGTGCACGATCATGAAACAGCTGCAGTTTTGTGTGCCAAAGACATTCAAGATAAAGTAAAAATGGCTAATTTAGATGTAGAAATAGGAGTAGGTATTAATACAGGATATGCTGTGGTGGGCAATATGGGTAGCGATACTAGGTTTGATTACTCAGCCATAGGTGATGCCGTAAACCTCGCTGCTAGATTAGAAAGCTCTACAAAGGAAGTTGGAGAAGATATTGTAATAGGTTATGATACTATCAAAGCAAGTAACTTTAGCGATAAAATTATGTTAAAAGAACTTGATAGTATTTTTGTTAAAGGCAAAGAAAAGCCAATTAAAATATATACATTACAAAATGGTTAATAAAAAAATGACAGTAAATGATGTTGCAGAAAGATTAACAAAATTAGAAACAATATCACATGAACGTTGGAAAACTGCTTTTAATGAGTTTTCTGACATAAAACAAGAAATTACCTATATAAATTCAACTATTAAAGCTGCGACCTTTGGGGTGTTTGGGTTTATTGGTGCTATAGGTATCGCTGTGCTAACGAGGTTTTTAATATGAAAGCATTATTTAAAAATATAGTAGGAGCTGTAGCACCAACCTTAGGCACTGCAATTGGTGGACCTATGGGAGGCATGGCTGCAAATATGATTGCAGACGTTTTAGGTGTGCCTAATGATCAAAAATCTATTGAACAAGCTATTCAAAACGCTACTCCAGAGCAAATGATAGAACTTAAAAAAGCAGAACAAGCTTTTGAAGTGCAAATGAAAGAGCTTGATGTAGACGTTTTTGCATTAGAAACACAAGATAAACAAAATGCAAGAAGTATGTTTAGTAAAGATTGGACTGCTCGTATTATTGGATTATTTACTATTGGTGGATTTTTAGGATATATATTTTTAGTCACTTTACAACCGCCAGAGCAAAACAGCGAGGCATTAATTAACTTAGTGCTTGGCTATTTAGGAGGACTAGCAAGTGCAATTATTTCGTTTTATTTCGGAGCATCTCACACCCCCGATAAAGGAGAGTAAAATGCAAATATCACAAGAAGGAATAACGCTTATAAAACATTATGAAGGTTGTCCCAAAGATGCAGATGGTAATGCCGTTTCTTACAGATGCCCTGCAAATAAGCCCACAATAGGTTACGGTTCTTTAAAATTAATAGATGGCACACCTGTAGAAGATAATTTTAAAATTACTATGGAAGAAGCTGAAGAATTATTAGCACACGAACTTAAAGAATATGAGGGATATATACATGATATGGTTAATGTTGAGTTAAATCAAAATCAATTTGATTCGATGGTATCGTGGGTATTCAATCTTGGGCCTTCAAACCTCAAAAATTCTACACTTTTAAAAATTCTTAACAGCACGCATGTTGATTGGGCAGACATACCTTACCAAATTCAACGATGGAATAAAGTTAATGGTGAGGTGAACGAAGGATTGGTGAAAAGAAGAAAAAGTGAAGCTTTATTATTTGAAGGCAAAGATTGGACTGAGGTGTAAATGCCATTACAAAAACTTATATTTAGACCAGGCATAAACAGAGAAGGTACAGCTTACGATAATGAAGGCGGTTGGTTTGATTGCAATTTAGTTCGTTTTAGAAAAGGTAGACCTGAAAAGTTTGGTGGTTGGGAAAAAATAACATCTAGCACGTATGAAGGTACAGCAAGAGCATTACATAGTTTTATATCATTGGGTGGTACAAAGTATTTAGGCATAGGCACACATTTAAAATATTATATTGAAAGTGGTAGCGTCTTCAATGATATTACGCCAATACGATCAACCACTTCTGCAGGAGATGTAACTTTTTCTGCAACAAATGGTGATGCAACTATAACCGTAGCAGACACTTCACACGGGGCTGTAAAAAATGATTTTGTGACGTTTAGTGGTGCGTCTAGCCTTGGTGGTAATATAACAGCTACCGTATTAAATCAAGAGTATCAAATAGCAACTATTGTAAATGCTAATAGTTACACAGTAGAAGCTAAAGATACCTCTGGTGCAACTGTAACAGCTAATTCTTCAGACAGTGGTAATGGTGGATCTTCAGTTGTAGGTGCTTATCAGGTTAATGTTGGATTAGATGTGTATGTTCCTGGCACAGGTTGGGGTATAAATGGCTGGGGTGAGGGTACTTTTGGCAGTACATCTGCATTAGATGCAACAAATCAATTAAGAATTTGGACTCATGATAATTATGGAGAGGATTTAATAATTAACGCTAGAGCAGGTGGTATTTTTAAGTGGACAGAAAATAATGGCGTAAGCACTAGAGCAGTCGAATTGTCCACTATTACTGGTGCAAATTTAGTTCCAACTGTAGGTCTACAAGTAATCACTTCAGAAACTGATAGACATCTTATTGTTTTGGGTGCCGATCCTATTTCTGGTTCATCTCGGACAGGAACAATAGATCCTATGTTAATAGCTTTTAGCGATCAAGAAAACGAGTTAGAGTTTGAGCCACTTACAACAAATACTGCAGGTTCTTTAAGATTATCTAGCGGCTCATCAATAATTGGTGCAGTGAAATCTAGACAAGAAACATTAATATGGACAGATACAGCACTATATAGTATGCAATTTATTGGTCCACCATTTACATTTGGTATTAATTTAATAAATGAAGGGACTGGTTTAGTAGGTCCTAAAGCTGCCGTTACAGCACCTCAAGGCGTTTACTGGATGAGTTATAACAATTTTTATGTTTATAACGGCTCTGTAAAACACTTACCATGTTCAGTTCATAATTATGTTTTTAACGATATTAATTTGACACAGTCATTTAAAATTAATGCTTTTACTATTGCTGATAAAAATGAAGTAGGTTGGTTTTATTGTTCAAGCAGTTCATCAGAGATAGATAGGTATGTTATTTATAATTATGCAGAAAATTTGTGGTTTTATGGTCAACTTGTTAGAACAGCGTGGCTTGACTCTGGCACAGAAAATTATCCACGTGCAACAGGAAGTAATTTACTTTTTAAACACGAAACTGGTTTTAATGATGATGGATCTCCAATGACTAATGTATTTATTGAAAGCTCAGATATGGACATAGGTGATGGTGATCAGTTTAGTTTCATAAAAAGAATTATACCTGACTATAAATTTATACAAGATGATAACAATGGTAATGTAAATATAGTTTTGAAAACTAGAAACTTTCCAGGGGATAGTCTGACCACTAATTCTACAAATGCTATAACTTCATCTACTCAACAAGTCTTTGTACGTAGCAGATCAAGACAAATGGCTTTACGTTTTGAATCAGATGATGATGCCACAAATGATGGTAATCTATCTATTGGGTGGCGTTTAGGTGCTACGAGAGTAGATATTAAGCCAGATGGTAAGCGATGAGTAAAATATTACAAACTCAATTACCATTAGCCTCCGAACAAGTTACATCAGATATTTTTAATAGATTAGTAAGAATACTGGAAATAAATCTAGGTGCTGTTGATTTAGATAACGTAAGACAAATATCTGATGCAGAAAAAAATACACTATTGTTTAACGATGGTAGCATCATTTGGAATACCACTGTAGGCGTTTTGCAAGTGTATACAGGTAACAAATGGGTAGATATTGGTGAAAGGTCTCTGCCCAAAGGTTTTGAAATGACATCAAATGTTGGTAGTGTTTCTGTAAACACTAACGGTGATATAACAATAGAATTATGATTAATACAGCAGAACAACTGATATACCAACCAAAAAATCTTTTACTAATGTATCCAAACGATTGGTACATTGAACCAAATACTTTAGCTGCTGTAAAAGAATCAATACAGCCTATAGTTGATTTCTATGAAGATAGTGGCGTTAATGATAGAAAAGACACGCCTTTAGACCAAATAATACAAGAACCACTACAAGATGTTTATACGGTTCCTTTCTTTTCAGAAAAGTTTTGTAACGTATTATTAGATGAAATGCATAACCTTGAACAGCATTTTGGCTTTAATCCTAACCCAGAAGAGGATAATTTACGGCAAATACCTGAAATAACTTTTCAAGATAATTGTCCACAAATCTTTCATTCTTTAATGCAAACGATATATACTATAGGTAATCCTATATTTTTGAATATTTGGAACAGGCACGTAGATAGTGGCGGAATACAAATAGCAAACTATAATTTAAGGGATAAAAAACAAGGTGCTTGGCATCACGATGCAAGTGCTGATATAAGTATGGTAGTGCCTCTTAACACAGGTGATTACCAAGGTGGCGGAACTGAGTTTTTAAAACGTGGTACAGTCGAGCCATTACCAACTGGCCACGCTCTAATATTTCCTAGTTTTACGCATATGCATA